AAGCACCATACCTGTTTGAAAAACATCGTACGCTACACCATCTACTGTTACCGTAGCTGGAAACGTGTGCCCACTTGTTACAGCTTCAAATGATTGAAACGGCGCTAATTTTCTATCTATTAATTCTTGGATATCAGTCTCATCAACTTCGTTTGTTCTGTTAGGCTCTTGAAGCTGTTTTAAATTTTTAGAGTAAAAATATGTTTCAAATATTTGTATTTGAGCCTGATTTGCCAATAAGTTAAACTCCTGAGGAGTTATATAACCACGTTGCTCTTTGTTTGCAAGGGCTAATACTCTTTGATATACTGTGTCTACACTTATTGCCATAATTCTTTTTTTGTAGTTTTGCAACCACCCCGAAGGGTAGTTGCATCACCGTTGATTATTATTTTAATCGTTTTTCTATATTTGTATAAACTTCCATACCTTCGTCTGTCTTAAACCAAGACGCTAACGCGGAATATGGGTGTTCATCAAAAGGAACTGTCATTAATTTTCTACCGTTTGATCCCCATGTAAAGGTTCTTTGATCAGGAGATAGCTTGATGATATTAAGTTCAGTTGCTTTAATACCAAAGTTTCTTAGTACTACATTTTCATCAGTAACTAATTCTAAGAACAACTTAGGGTTTCTCTTAGCAAATAGTATTAAATCTCTCTTAAGCTCCTTAGAACTCATCGTAGATACCTTAGAACCAATCTCAGCTCTTAATACGGCTTCTGCCATATCAACTTCTAGTTCCATAGCGCTATTTAACGCCATAACCTCCATTTCAAGCCAAGCAATTTCATTTTCTGCTTTTCTTACTGGCTTTTCTTCGTAGTACATTACGTCTCTATCTGGGTGATATAAAGATAAAAACTTTTGTAATACAGTTTTTTCTTTTTCAACTATCAGCATACCGTTTCTAAACACAATATGCTCCATACGTTGGTCACCTTTCATTTCGTCTACGAAGCATGTTCTTTGATTAGAGCAGTATTTAAGTTCTCTTTCATAACCTTTTTCTTCGTCAAACCAATGAACGTTTGCACTTCTAATAGATCTTGACAAAGGCTTTTTTCTACCTTTAAGTCTATATATTCTATTTTTAAACTCCCAGCCGTCACCTAACTTTTTAGTAGTATCACCAGCTCGCTTCTTCTTAGGTTCAACATAAACCTCTTCTGTAACAGGTGTTTCTTCAGCAACAGCTACGTTTTCTACGGGTTGATCTACAACCTCTTCTTTTTTCTTTTTTGCCATAATATAATATAATAAAAATTAATATAAAACTACCCCACCCGAAGGCAGGGTAGTTTCATCAAATATAATCTTACTTCATCAACATGAAGTTGTTTGCTCCTTGCGTTACTAAGCAACGCTCAGATAAGTAGTGAATCTGCATCGCGTCAAGCGCTGAAGTTGCAGCACCAACCGAACCAGTCACCCAAGTCTTCATCTTACGATTATCCGTATTAGAAGCTCTGTAACGAACGTGTAGGAAAGGACGCTTAAGGTTCTTACCTAGTGATTGATCGTATACAGTTGAAGTACCAGCTGGAATAATAACACCACGAATAGCAGCAGAACCAGCGATACGGTTGATCTCTCCACGAGTTGCTTTGTCGTTTAAGTAACGGAAGTCAGACTTGTAGAAGTCGTAAGATCCGCGACGGAAACCAGAGAAGCCAAGGTTTAGAGCCATGTCTTCGTCATTTTCAAACACCCCGTAAGAAGTTCCACCAGCACCGTAAGAATTCATAGATGCAAGCATATCGTCGATAGCTAGGCTAGTCGAACGATTAACAAACATCATGTTCTCTTCAATAGCACCTTGCTTGTCAAACTCTGCTAGAATAGCATCAAACTCAGCTAAGTCAGTAGCCGCGTTAACACCATTAACACCTGAAGTTACGTTTCCACGAGACTCAATCGCCGCGAATAAACCTTCAGTACCAGCGCTACCTGCACCACCATCAGCAGAGCCACGGATTTGTCCGTCAGCGAAACCAATGATAGAAGCAGCCTCTGTCTTCTCAGACTCAAGCATAGCCATCTCTAAGTAATCAGTGAAACGAGCACGAGTGTCTCCTGAAGCTTTTAGGTACCATAGGTAACCTGATTGGCCTTCTTCACCTGTAACTTCAACCCAACCAACTTGAGAAGTATCAGATCCAGAGATCTCGTAGTAATCCTTCATAATGATTGGCTTGTTGCTGAACGACTTGAATGTTGGAGTTAAAGCAGTACGCTTATCAGCAGCAGCTGTACCAGTGATATCACTGTACTTCTGGCCTTTTCCATATTCAGAACCTACAACTAATAGTACAGAACCACTTCCAGTTGTAGCGTGTCCAGTAAGATCAGCCTTGTCGTAAGGCTCAACAGAGATAACAGCTGTTGCTGGAGTCTCTACAACTAAACACTTAGTTACGATACCTGCAGTAGCGATAAGTACGATATCGTTCACACGAACACCGTGATTAGCTACAGCAAAACCGTTTTCACCGTCAGCAGAACCGTCAATATCAGTTACAACTGTGAATGTACCATTAGTATCACCAGCAGTAGCTACTGTACCAACGTATGATAAATGTAAGCGAGATTGCTCAGACCAAACAACTTGGTCAGACGTCATCGCCTCTTCAGCACCTACTTGAGAAAGGAAACCTGAGATAGTTCTTTGTCCGAACACTTCAGCCTCTTTCTCCATTAGGTCTGGTAAATATTGTTGCTCCCAGCCAGTTGAACCGCCTGCGAAGTCAATGTAGTTACTTGCTAAAGTCTGCTGCTGTGCAGTTGGGACTTTGTTAAGTAACGCTCCTCCTGTAATTGCCATTTTTTCTTAATTTACTTTTTGTTTTTACTTTTAATTTTAAATTTAAAAGAATCAGAATCATCGCCTAATACCTTGAACTTCATGCCTCCAGATTGAGGTGCGCTATATGCTCCTCTAGCGTCTGTGTTGATATTCTTAGATTTAGCAACTGTTTCTTTTATTGCGTCTGCTTTACCTTGCTCATAAAAATGTTGAGCAATAGCGTCAGCGTGCATTGCTGTGTATAGACCTTTGTGGTAACCTCTAGCGTCTTCCATTGTGTTCTCTTCGTTTAGAAACTTTCCAACAAAGTTATTAATATCACTTTGGCTTTGCTTTACCTGATCTGTGTTCTTAACATTGAATCTGTATTTTTTATCTCCAACACTATATTCAAAACCTTTGAATTTGTCATTAAAAACCTGCTCGGTCTTTTTGTTAAATACAGACTTTTGTTTTTCAGCAATTTTTTGAGTTTGCTCTGACTCTTTATTATATCTATTAAAGAAATCCATAGCTTTTTGCTGCTCAGATGTGAGCTTGCTTCCGGCTTTAATTTCTTCATAGTACTTAGACTTTTGCCCGTCTAAATAGGCTTTAGCCTCAGCAACTTGCTCTTTTCGGGCTAATTTTTTTCTTTTAATATCTCTTTCAGAATCTACATCTTCATCATAAGAAAATTGATCTTCCATTAGAAAATCTACTTCATCAGTAGATAGATGTGGTTTCTTTGTTTTGTAATATTCACGTAAAGCATCTTGATCATCTATTTCACTTATATCTCTATTTAGCCTTACGTAGTCATTAATATCACCACCAGTGTCATTCATAAACTCCACCAGTTTTTGTATATTTTCAGGTAATGCTTCACCTGTTTGCTCAGATTCTGCAACAGCTTGTGTAATTTCTTCTTCAAGCGCTTCTGCTTCATCTGTTATTTCTTCTAGTGTTGGTGGTTCGACCTCGTCTTCATTAACAGGTTCTGCAACCTCTTCTTCAGGCGCAGTTTCCTCTGCTGCCGGTTGAGATAAATCTACCTTGATAACGTCAGGATTATCTGCGCTATCAAATTTACTTAAATCAAGCTCGGGTTTTTCTTCAACAACCTCTTCTTGAGGCGTTTCATTTTCGACCTCTTGGATTACATCCTCAAGATCTGTTTGATTTTCTTGTTCCATCATAAAATATTATATAATTAATTACCAATTTGTGGGTTGAACTTGTCTAAACCCATTCCGCCTCCTAGTATATCATTACCTGAAGACTCAAAGTTTTTAGCAGTTTGTTCTTTAACTTTTCCATCTTGCTTTAACCTCTCTATATTCATTGCTTGAGAACGCTCTTGGCCACGTAGTTTTTGATTCAATTCAAACTCGTAAGCCATAAGCTCTTTCTTTAATCTAACCTCTTCTTGCAAGTGTCGTAGTTTACCTTCGTTTCTTGAAGCCTCTAGTTGGAGGTCCGCTTGAGCTTTTGCCTGATTTTTTTGCATCTCAGCTTGAGCAATGGCTTGTTGAGCTTGCGCATTTGCTTGTGCTTGCGCTTGTGCGTTCTGTTGCTGAATTTTTTGATCTCGCTCTTGTTTTTTCTTACGTTTAATCTTTAACAGTTGATTAGCTAACTTTATATTTCTAACTTCTCTAATATCAATAGCATCATCTAAATCTATTAACTGTTGAGCTAATGCTGTTTGTATGTTATTTTCTAACAATTGTTTTTCTTCAGCGTCAGGTTCTAGCTCAAGAAATATACCGAAATCATACAAGTGCAGCTCAGACATTTCTTTTAGCGTAGCTACGTTATGTGATCCTATAGCCTGAACAAATGCGTCGGCTGTCGGTGAATATTCAAGTATGTCTGATATTCTAAGAGATAAAGCTTCAGCCATAGACACTGTTAAGAAAGAACTCGCGTTAAGTATGTGACGTGTAGCAACGTTTGAATTTGCTGCCGCTAGCTTTTGAACTCCTACTAGTGATTTTGGATCTGGTACGCTAGCATCTCTAGCTTCATTAAGACCTGTTACGTCACGTATCATCTGTAGATAATAGTTGTAATTGCCTATAAGAGCTTGTAACTTATTACCAGCACCTGCTCCGTTGGATATTTCTTGAATAGGTATTTTACCAGGATTTTGATCTCCATCTGAAGTGAAGCTTCTACCTATTACACTACCAGTTTGGAAGAACATATTAAGCGCTTCTTGTGGATTGTAGTTTGTGCCGTTGCCTAGATCTACTTCAGCAAGTCCATCAGCATCAAGGTATACGCCATCAGGCACCATGCGCGACATTACTTGCTGTAACTTTAAATGTGTTAACTGAATCATATCAGCAAACCCAGTAATTCTACTAACTAAAGACTCAATTTTACCCTCGTACATGCGAGGCGCAACAAGAGAGTAATTCATCTTAACTTTGTTAAAGTCAGATTTATTACGCATCATGTTATCGGCTTTATTCCACTTGATCAACTTGTCTGTGCCTAGAACTATAGCGCCTTCAAATAAGCATTCTACAGATCTTTGTATCCTAGAGTAACCTCCTTCTTTGTTATTTGGCGGATTAAACGTGTCTGGCTTTTCTATAGCTTTGTATCCACCTGTTCCAGTTTCTTTAATCTTATACACGTTATTCATATACGTCTTAAAATTAAAGTATAATACTTTTATTTTATTATCATCAGCTTCTTGAATGTGTCTACCATATGTTCCGTAGTATCTCTTTGAAGACGATTTTCTTATCTCCTCTAAATCACTAGCCGTAAGATTAGGGAATTCTTTTGCCAACTCGTTGATAGGTATTGTTTTTACTTCGCCTATGTAATATATGTCATCAAAATAAGGAGACTCAGTGTAAGAATAAACTAAATCAGCAGGATCAACATATTCAACTTTCGCGCCTTCACTAAAATTAAAATTAGTTTTTACGCATCCTATACCTAATACAGTAAGATCATATAAAACTCTTCTTCTAGTTAAATCATAGTTACTACCTTCTAAAAGAACATTAATAGCTTGCTCTTCCGCTATCTCTACAGCCTGCTTATAAGTAAGCTGCATGTGCAAATCAAGCTCTTCTTTAGTATCAGGTAATTGATCTTTATCTGTTTCATAAAGATCTATGTTAAACATCTCTTGCGCTTGATCATTAAACTGTCTTGATCTCATATCACGCTGTATCGACTCCATGTACTCGGTTCGCTTACTAACACCGTATTGATCTTGAGAATATGCTTTTATACTAAACATACGCTCAGACATACCATTAACGACTATATCTACAAATTTAGGTATAATAGGTACTGGCTTCCAATCTAAATTAAGATAAGATAAATCACCATTAATAGATAATTCGTCTTTATATTTTTGTATAGACTGCTCACCTCTTGCATACAGTCTTAACCTGTGAAATGAATTTTGTGTATCAAGATATCTGTTAGAGTGGTTACCTTTAAACCACTCATGCTCGATAGCTTGAGCTACTTTCAAACCATACTCTGCGCTCATCTTTTCAAGATCAGAAACAGTTTGAGATGGAAAATTAACATATACTGACTCAGCCATGCTTGTTTATTATTTGGGAGTTATACCCTTTATTATCATATTTAGATATATTCAAATTCAAAGGTGTTTTTTCTATTTTAGCGTTTGGTGCATATAGGTGTCTGTTGCAAGCCATGATAGCTAAACCAGAGCTTATTGAAGCATCGTGTTTAGTTCTTTTGTTTATATTAAACTTAGCCCAATCGTTTAGTAGCTCGTTAAAATATACAGTTCCATATTGACCGTCACCAAGATGACCAACGTGGTTTTGAATGTACATTTCTATGGCAGCGGCGTGGGCTTGCTTAATGTCTTCACTAGAGTTTGGTATGCCACCGACTTCTTTTTCTGAGGTAGACATTTTTTTCCAAGTTCTATCTGGCCTGTTCATGCTGTAACCTCTGTAGCCTCTTCGGCGTAAGTAGTACAGTAATCTTGGTTTGTTGTTCTCCGCAAGTAAAGGCATTCCGTAAAATACTAATGCCATTAAAACATCTTCAAAGAACATCTCTGCGGTTTGCGGTCTTGCTATATATTCTAGGAAAAACGTGCTTGATGGCGCTTCTTCCATAGAAAATTTTGTTAATCCGTGTAATGCTCCGTTAGAACCCCGACCGTCAACAGTACCACTAATGTCGTAACTATCGCATCCAAACGCTCCAACATGCTCATTGCCTGGAAACTTAATACCATTTTTTGTGAATTGCTTGTTTTGCAAATGAGATGGAGGCACCCAACTTACTTTAAATCTACCAGTAGGATCAGGGTGAAATATAACTCTTGTATCTTTAATCCCATTTTCCCAAGAAAAACTACCAACAGTAAAAGGTGCGTTATGAATACTACCTTCGTTATAATCTATTTGCTCGTATATTTTAATTAAATTAAATATACTGTTTTTAGTCTCGTCTCTAAATGCATGCTCTTCTGTTCTAGGAAATTGACGGTAAAACTCGTTTAACGCATCTTGATCGTCACGTAAACCATCAGCCTCGTTTTCCCAACTTGTAATTACACCAACGTCTATTAATTCACCGTCTGGTCCATATCGCACATCATCACCTGGACTATCAAAGACTGGAAGTCCGTATTCGTCAATAAATCCTTCATAGTTCCATTCCATTGGGATAAAGAGAGAATAAAGGCCAGACTTCGTTTGTCCATTAGCATTTCGTCTTGATACGTCAGAATCAT